CCGGGACCGCTGTACCTTTGCCGGTTTGCCTGTCGCTGTCTGCCAATGCGCCGGGACTCGCCTTGCCTCCGCCCTTACTCTGATTGTTCGCCATAATGATCTATCTCCTTCCGCCCCGGCTGTGGGGTGTGTGAACCGGGATTGGCGAACGAGCCGCTTTCTCCATATGATTCGCCACGTGATCCTTTGTCGATGGTACAGCTGCTCGCCTCTCCGCCTCGATCTGTTGCGCTGGAGGGGGGAGCGGCCCTGTTCCTGCCGGTCTGGTGCTGCTGTTCTGATCTGTCATACGTCCTCCTTATAATATGGGCCGACTATCTGCCGCGCCCTGTAAAGCCTGTTTGCCCCGCTCGCGGACCGGAGTGGTATGTTCCCCCTTCATAATGACCTTTGACGTGCCCTGGGAGGCCGTAGGGCTTGCTGTGGCTGATTGTAGAGGCAATCTGCCGCTGCTCCTACTCATGGTTCACGTCCAGGCCAAAATCTAAGGGGTTGTAACCCGCTGTCTGAAGCCCGAAGCTCAATGGGTCATAGTTCTCTTGCCGGTCCTGCATCCTCAAGAGCATCTGTTCGGCTGGTGTTAGCACGGGCTTTTCAGATACATCTCTAATGGCAAGCTCAAAGTAATTGGTCGCATGGCGGTAATGATCCGCTGCGAGCTTCCGGTATCTGTAGACCTTCGTGCCGCGTCTCTCATCCTCTTCGAGCACCTTCGCTGTATTCGACATCTGAGAGGCGTACAATTCGACTTCAGGACAGCGCCGGGGTAGCTCATACGTTCCCTTCATTACTGCATTGTGGGTCATGTCGCAAAGCTCTGTCCGGGCATAGGTGATAACCCCGGCCTCTTCGTCAAGGCGTTCACCCGTCTTAATTTCGTCCATGTACTGACACCCAAAGACGGGAAATTTCTCGCCCTGCCTAAATTCGCGGACCTTGCGGGTTTCCGGGTAAAGGTCGATTACTGCCCTCGCTACATTGAAGCGGGCTGCAAGGTCGTGAAGGTCTGAAAATTCGGCTACCCTGCCGACATAGAGAATCTTCTTCCGGGCGTTCTCCATCTTCCGGCCGATAACAACATGAAGCTCTGAGCCTACATCAACACCCATGGCGCAGCGATACCGTTTCTCGTCTCGGGCTATCGCGTCCTGCCCGCAACAGGCGTACACATCTTGAGGGGTGAGGCGATTATCGGCTGCTATGTAAGCCATAGCAAGTTTGCTGTTATAGACTTCCTGAAGGTTGCCATTTGGCGGGTCCCGATAGAGCTTGAGGATAGACCCAGGCTCGACGTAGAGCGAATTAAGCTGACTTATCCAATACCCGGCGATCTCCCGACCGGGATACTGCGGGACCCATCGACCAAGACGCGGGTAAATCTCGGAACCGCACTTGAGACAAGCCCGGTAAACAGTGCCGTCCGGCTTCTGTTTCAGGCAATCGGGAAAGGAAAGCTCAAGACAGGTATCGGCCCCGCACTTCTCGCAGCGAATCATCCACACTCTTTGATCTGAGGCGTTATAGCGGGCGTCTATGCCGTAATCGGGTATGCTCGGGGTCGATAGATAGGCTTCCTCTTTGACCGCGCTGTGCGAAAGTCTTTCAAGGGCTTCATCGATCATTGCCGGGTCCATCAAGTCGGACTCGTCAAAGACGGTCTTATCTGCAGGAACAGACCGAAGCTTTGAGGCGTCTTTCTTCAAGCCCTCAATCAAGGTCGTTGCCCTGGCCGACCTGAGATAAAGCATCGAGGTCCCGATCTGCTTTATGTTCGTGCTATCGGTGTTCCTGACGTATCGCCCAATGGCAGCCGGGTTGTTCGTAATCAGGGGATTAAAGCGGGCACGTGAGAAGTCGGAAACATCGTCACCTGTCGGGAAGAGGTAAAGAACGCCGGTAGGATAGCGACCGTTGATCTGTCCGTGAAGGCTGCGAAGTACCTCCACTTCCGAAAAGCCCATCTGTGCGCCCTTCTTGACTACCCGGACCCTGGCCGTGCTCTGCATAGGCTCGATCTGATATTCATGGCCGGTTGTCGTGAAGACTCCGGCTTGCAGTTGAATCTTGTTTATGTGCGCCCAGTACCAGGCGTCCACGGCCGCAACATCCTTCGGGGAAAACTTACGCTTCAACATGGGGACTCCTATGGACAGGGGACTTTTTTATCGGGTTGGCATGGAGAGGAAGAGGTGAAAAATCGCCGGGCGGGGAGGGGGTAGGGGGGCTATCTGTCCGGGCATAAAGCATGCTTCCCCTCTTCGCGCGTGTATAGTCTTTACAAGCTTTGTTACCTCTTACCACTAAAGAATCAGAGCCTTTCTGCCTGGCTGTTCGATCTCGATTCAAAACGTAAACCTCGTCTTGTTACGCTCGATATAGGTGTCCAGGTCGGCCACGTCCAGGTGCACGCGCCGACCGTCCTTGATGTAGGGAAGCTTCCCGGCCCATAGCATTTCTCGAAGCCCGTCAACAGTGCGGCCCAGGTAACAGGCGGCTTCGGGGACACTATAGAGTCTCTTCGCCGGTCCCTTCGGACTCTTCCGGGACGCCTTGTACTCTGCCAATTTGATCGCGGCCCTGCCCATCTTACCTACACCTGACCCATGCTAACATCGGATATGCAATCCAGTGCGCCCTTGAAAGGGCTTGCTATTGCTTGTCTTTCCGCTGCCTGTGCCCATAACTGTGCCCGCGCCATTACTCTCCGCTCCCTGCCGTGATCGCTTTCGCCGTCTCGCCCAGCGCCCGGAGGCGGGCAAGCTCGCGCAGTTCTGTCTCTTCCTCTTCGGTGTAGGAAGACGGGCGAAACTTCGCGTTGATGTCGATGTCCTGGCGATCCGTCCAACCCATGTTCTTCAGGCAGAAAATCCCGGCCGCAGGGTTATTTGAATCCCACATGCGCTTTTCGTAGGCGTACTCGACCATGGCCTTGAGCTTTTTTGTTGCGTTTATCAATGCGGGGTTACTCTCTACCTCCTCATATTCGCAAAGGGTCTTTCTCGTTGTCCCGAGGGCCAAGGCAAGGCCGGTAATCGTTATCGGCTCTTTCTTTTGAACGCAGTCTTGGAAGTAGGCAAGGCCCTTTTCCATTAGGCTCTTAGCGGTGTACTTGAACGGTCTGCCTGGCTTCCGCTTCGCTATCTCGCCCATATCACCCTCCGAAATCGAGTTACCTTTCATGTTCAAAGTTACCTTTGTTACTCACTTTTATACTTTTCCCTATAGGAAAGTGAAAAAAAGGAATAATAGTAAAACCGGGTAACAAAGGTAATTGGTAACTATTCATATCAGGCATAAGCCTCTTCGCTCCTTCACGTTGCCCGTCCCTATCGAGGTCGGGAAACCCTTCTCTTCCAACACTTCTCCGAAGGTACGGCGGCCCAAAGGTTCCTCTTTGTTCTCGTCCGCCCAGCCGAGATAAGCCTGATAGAGGTCTTTAAATGCGGCTTTCTCCCCCGGTGCGACGTGGCATTTCTCATGCATGAAGTCACCCAGTACGTCCATGTCGGTGAGATACTGGCTCGTCGCGTCCCTTACGTCCTTGGACCAGCCTAGGCCGTCCTCTTGCCATTTCTGGCAACCCTCCACGGCCCAGGCGAGGATTCCGGGAAGTTCCTCTTTAATAAGGGTCTCGTGAAAGTTCAAAATGCGGCCTTCCTCGGGGATCGTGACCGTGAACGGGATAAGGCGTATCCGGCGCGACATGGCGAAAGTGGTGTCTTTAATGACGGGCTTGTGGTTCACTCCAAACCAAATCTTGAACGTGGGTTCAAACTCAAAATACTCACGATGTAGAAACCTGGCGGCCATTTCATCCCCCCCGGTCATGGACTTTATCAGTCCCTCCGCAAGTTTTCGGCCTCTCTCCGTCTCTATGGCAGAGACAAAGCGGCTGCCGTTAAGCCGGGCTACATCGTTTGGTATCTGACTCCCCTTTTTGCTTATGAAGGTATCCATTCTGCAAGTAACGGCGTAGGCGTCGAGCATCTTGGTCACAACGTTGAGAAAGGTACTCTTGCCGTTCTGCCCGGTGCCGTATAGGATAAAAAAGCACTGTTCGCCCGTATCGGCCGTAAGTGAGTAGCCAACGGCTCTCTGGACAAAAGCAATCAGCGTATCGGACCCGGCAAAGATCGTCTTTAGGAAGGCCGTCCACTTCGGACAAGCGGCCTGCGGGTCATAGGCAACAGGGACCATCCGCGTGATATAGTCCTCTCTTCGGTGCAGTAGAAGCTCCCCTGTTTTCAGGTCAATGGTTCCGTTATCGCAATTCAGGAGATACTTGTCCGCGTCGAAAGTATCCTGAGTAACGGCCACTCCTGATTTCGAGAGTTCGAGCATGGCTTTTATCTTGCTG